ATGCGTACGTATGTGAGGTGGTCACCGGAATTGGATGAGCGGCTTCGCATGCTGCGTGGCGGGGGAATGACCTGGGACCGGATTGCCGATGCGATGGGGCTTGGCCGGAACACGGTGCTCGAGAGAGGCCGCAAGATCGGAGCGAGACGACGATTGAAGCCGCCGCCCTGCACTCAGGAAGAGGCGCGTGACCGGCCACCGAGACAGGCGGGGCACCCGCTGACCTGGGGCCTTATCAATGCCGGTACGGTTCTCGAAGGCGAACCTTATCCCTATCCTGTCTTTTTATAAAGGAACATATCATGAACAAAAGGTCCGTTTTCTCAGGCTGGACAGAGGTTGCGCCTAGCCAGGAGCCACGCGAGATCGACTCCGCATTTATCGTCTATCGGCTGGAAGAGGCCGGGGCGACGCTGCTCGCCTTGCCAGGAACTGGCTATTCAACGCGGCTGCGGGTGAGCCACCTCGACGTGGTGCATGAGGCGCAGGTTGCGTATGGATGGGAGGCGGGAAAAATCAGGCCGCCAGTGCCCTCGGCTTCCCGGATCACGCGGATGGATGAAGCTTTGGCTTGGATCGCGTTGATCCCGAAGGAACGGTATGTGCTGCGGCGGATTGTGGGTGCGCGGTGCCTAGTGAGCCCGGTGACTGAAAGGCACCTGTTTTCATGGCGGCGGCTGGGCGGCGTGCTGGGGGCCGACCATAAAGCCGTTCAACGGTGGCATGCGCAGGGAATCGACATGCTCGTTGCCGCGGTTGGCGCTCTGCAGAAGTTTGACCAAACGAAGTAGGGATGCAGCTGCACGTGGCGCCCTAGTCTCGGGTCAGGTGGAGTTTGACGGCATAGCGGCAGCGCGGGGTAGAGTAGGTGCCGATAATATCATTGCCGGCAAGAGTAGCCTGAAAGGCAAGCCTGTATGGATGTTTGTTGGCGTCGGAGAGCGTGAGCTGGGCTGCGGCCTGCTGACCAGCAACCTCACCGTGTAAGAGAATGGTGCCAGCGGCCGGCGCGAAGACGATGGCGGTGCCACGCAATGTGAGAACCGCCTGGGAGGCCGGATCGCAGGTTCCTGCAACGGGCCGCAACTCACCCGCGTAGTTTGCTGAATGAGCCATTGTGGAACAGGTGGCGAGCGGGGCGAGTGCCAAGCAAAGGAAGCGCATGGGGACATTATAGCATATGAAAGAGCGCGTCGCTCACGTTTCAGGGTGCCGCGGGCATTGGAGGCAAAAAGGAAAGTCGTTCTTTTCTGAAGAAAAGAACCAAAAGACTTTTATTCCTGCGCTGGCGGCATCATCCGGTCATGGACTCCCAACGGAGAACTGGTAGAAGAACAAGAGTCTTTTGCTTTTTTTCTTCAGAAAAGAAGGACTTTTTTCAACTTTTTTCGAGCGACGATATCGCCCAGATTTTCCGCATTTTGGAAAGAAAAAAAATCTGTCGATTTTGCTTGCCCAGTTGGACCAACTTTAGGTATATTTTCTTCAACGCTGGCGGCTTGTGCAACACGGCCGGGCGGTCTGGCGGCGCCTTTGACTGGCCTGCCCGTTCTCAATTCCATGCAAGCTGACTTGGAGGGATAAGTGGCGGATGACGCGACTTCGCCTTTGCATGTGCTGATTACGACCAAGCATCTTCGGTCGCAGGCGACAAATTTTGATCAGGCCGCGGCATTTGCCAAGCCGGTGCATCCCTTGCAGCAAGCGAAAGCTGAGGCCGGGATTGAACCAACAGGTCTGCCGAGGCTGAGGGACAGAATACCCTATGAATCCTGCGCCACCCACAGTGCAATTCTTGGAGTCGCAATGGAATTTGAGGGAGAAGATCAGGACGAGCCTTGAAGCCTGGTCAAGCTTTGCTCTGCGGGACTGGGGGCAAGCACCCGCGCGGCATCATCTTGAAATCATCAATGCCCTGCAACGCGTTTCTACCGGCGAAACCAGGCGGCTTATTGTGTTGCTGCCACCAGGATCAGCCAAAAGTACCTATGCAAGCCGCTTGTTCCCGGCGTGGTGGCTTGCGCGGTACCCCAGAAGCGCCGTGATCGCAGCCAGCCACACAGCGCGGCTGGCACATGATTTTGGGCGGGGAGTGCGTGGATTGGTGGAAACGCATTCCACCTTACTTGGCCTCAGACTTCGCGCGGATGCGAGGGCAGCCGGCAGGTTTGTGACGCAGGTGGGCGGAGAATATTTTGCGATTGGTGTGCATGGGGCGGTGACGGGCCGGCGCGCGGACCTGGCGCTGGTGGATGACCCAATTCGTTCATTCGTGGATGCGGAAAGCTTTCCTTCCCGAGAGCATTTGTGGGAGTGGTTTCGATCCGAGTTGATTACGCGACTGAAGCCGCGAGGCCGGGTGGTTGTGATCATGACAAGATGGCACTGCGATGATTTGGCGGGGCGCCTTATTGAGCAGGGTGGCTGGGAGTTGTTGCGGCTGCCCGCCATGGCCGAGGATGGCGACCCGCTTGGACGCGAGGTTGGAGCCGCACTTTGGCCGGAGTGGGAGGATGATGCTGCATTGTTAGAGAAACGTAATATGCTTGGTGAGCGGCATTTTTCCGCGCTGTTTCAGCAATCGCCTATGGGGGCGGGTGGCCAGATATTCGATCCCCGCAAGCTGCGGGTGGTGGACGAAGTGCCGGCAGGCGTGGCTGTGCGAGCCTGGGATCTTGCTGGCAGTGGGGAAGGCAGCCATGACGCCGATTGGACTGTTGGCGTGAGGTTAGTGCGCGATGCGCTGGGAAGCGTGTTTGTGGATGATGTGGTGCGCTTTCGTGCGGCGCCGGGGGACGTGGCAGAGCGGGTTCGAGCCACTGCTTCGAACGATGGCGCATTGGTGACTATTGGACTTCCACAGGATCCTGGACAGGCGGGCAAGGCGCAGATCTTGTTTCTGACGCAAATGCTGGCGGGGTTCCGTGTGATTTCGACACCTGAGACGGGCATGAAGGAGACGCGGGCGATGCCTTTCGCTTCGCAAGTTTCAGCCGGAACAGTTGCTGTGCGACGTGCCGCCTGGAATGCCGCCTTTATGGATGAGTTGGCTAACTTCCCACATGGCAGGAAGGACGACCAGGTAGATGCTTTGGCACGGGCATTTAGTTTGCTGATCTCGCAGTCTCCTGCAGCGCGGTTCAAAAATCTCAGCTTCATTGAGCGATGACTGCTGCGTCGCGTATCGTGGCGGCCGCAAGGCCACGGCTGCTTCCGGTTTAGACTCGACAAAGGAATGACAATTGCTCCGCACGATCTCCAACTTGGTGCCGATGGATGCCGACTATCCCGAGCGCACGCGCGTTTTGGAGATATATAAGCGTATTCTAGATGGCACGATCTACGATTGCCTGCCTTATGAATTTCATGAGGAACGCAGTTTGAGTGGCGAGTATGTGCCGCTGCGTCAGAGGCGGCCATCCGTCCGTTACGGGTTGGCGCGCCTTGTGGTGGAGGATAGTGTTGCGCTGCTATTCAGCGAGGCCCATTTCCCAGCGATTGAGTCCTCCGATGCTGAAGTGCGCGACGCCCTTGCTGCCGTGGTACGTGATACAAAGCTGAACTCCGTCATGGTGGAAACTGCGCTGCGCGGCGCCGTGGGCTCGGTTGCCGTGCTGTTGCGCGTTTTGCGTGGGCGAGTGTTTTTTGATGTGATGGAGACGCTGTATCTCACTCCCGAATGGGACAGAGAAGCGCCGGATAGGTTATTGCGCGTAACCGAAAGATATAAGGTGAGCGGAGCCAGCTTGGCCGCTCAGGGTGTTGCGATTGCTGATCCTGGCGCGATGTATTGGTTTCAGCGCGTTTGGGACGAGGATTGTGAGCATTGGTTCGAGCCTGTTCCTGTAGGAAGCTCCGCCACGGCTGTGAGGGACGCAGAAAGATCGACCCGACATGCATTGGGATTTGTTCCGGTCGTATGGGTCCGGAATCTACCCGGCGGTAGTGGTGTCGATGGTTCTTGTACATTTCGAAATGCGATCGATACCGGGATCGAGATCGACTATCAATTGAGTCAGGCTGGACGCGGTTTGAAATATAGCAGTGATCCTACCTTGCTAATCCGCGAGCCGGCCGGATTGGAAGGAACAATGGTTCGAGGCGCTGCGAACGCTTTGGTTGTAAGCGAGAAGGGTGACGCGAAACTGCTGGAGATTGGTGGGACAGCAAGCCAGGCGGTAATAGAATACGTTCGGGTGCTAAGAGAATTTGCCCTGGAAAGTCTGCACGGAAACAGGGCAGACCCCCAACGCATGACGGCTCCTGCAAGCGGCCGTGCCATTGAGTTGATGAATCAGGGCTTGTTATGGCTCGCGGATAATCTCCGGGTGAGTTACGGCCAGGGTGCATTGCTGACACTTGCCCGGATGGTTCTTAGAGCAAGCCATGTATTTGCCTTGCAGGTAGAAGGCCGAGAACTGGCACCATTGAATGTTAATGCGCGTTTGAGTTTGCGTTGGCCAGATTGGTATCCGGATGATGCACTAGATGGCCAACGAAAGGCTGAGACACTTATCTCGCTTGTTGGTGCGGCGCAAATGTCGCGGGAAACAGCGTTGCGAATACTCGCGTCGGATTACGACATTGAGGACGTGGCTGGAGAAATAGCGAAAATCAGGGCCGAGGGGGTAGGATGAGCGACGTTGGCGGTGATACTATGGATGCGGCTGCCTTTGCGGCCTTGAAGGCGCATGCAGAGGCCTTGGAACGACAGTTGCACGAGGCCGAGATGCAGTCGGCCGCACGCTTGCGTGAGGCCGAATTGAAGGCCGAGGCGGTTCGCGCCGGAATTGTGGACCTGGACGGGCTGAAGCTTTTAGATCCGTCCATCCTATCGGCAAAGGGCGCTGAGACTCATGATGATGCAGCTCATGTTATCGCGAAACTTCGCCGGGACAAGCCATGGCTGTTTGCCGCGGCAAGCTCAAGTAGTACCTCGACTGTGCCACAGGCTGCACCAATCAAACGTAAGCTGGCAACTGAGATGAGTGTTGAAGAGTGGCGCGCTGCCAGAGCGGAGCTGCTTCGTAGACGATAACGAGGGTTTAGTAGGATCGGCAACTATGGGGGGCGCGGCCCCCTTATTTTTTGGGGATAAGAATGAGCATTGCGAATTTTCCGGCCGCGCTGCAGCCGATTATCCAGCAAGGTTTCCTTGAGCGTGAGTTCGAGCAGGCGTTACGCTCAAAACTTGGCTACAGGGCTTGCGCGGATCGTGAAGAATTCGCCGTTGGCATCGGCGAAACGCTGACGAAAACGCGGGCAGGCCTGTTGCCGGCCGTGACTGTTCCACTGGCTGCCAACACCAATACGAATCTGGATAACGGGCTTAGCCCGGGATCTTGGAGCGTGGAACAATACACACTGACGCTCAATCACTATGCGGCGACCATGGATCTGAACATGGTGACAAGCCGCGTGGGTATTGCGAGCCAGTTCTTGCAGAACGCCTACGTGAATGGTGAACAGGCCGGACGCAGCTTGGATGACCTGGCGCGCAATGCATTGTTTAGTGCCTATTTCGGTGGCAATACGCGTGTGCGAACCACGCTGGGCAGCGCTTCGCCCTCCTTGGCTGTCGACGATATCCGTGGCTTCTTTACGGCGTATCTGAACGGTGTTCAGCAGCCTGTGGGTGGCGCTAATCCGCTGACAGTGACCGTGGGCGCGGACACCTATACGCTGATCGGAACAAGCGCCGATGCCACAAATGTTTCGACGGCCCCGGGCGGCATCAGCGGCACTCTGACCTTTTCCGGGAACGTCTCGGTGAGTGACGGGACTGCTGGAAATACCGTGCAGGCGGCAACCTCCTCCTTGATCCTGCGGCCGAATGGCAGAACGAATACGGCTCAGCTGCAGGTGGGCGATACGCTTTCGATGAGTAATGTGTTGGATGCCGTGGCTGGGTTGCGGCTGAATGCGGTTCCCGACATTGATGGCGCCTACAACTGTTATCTTGATCCGATCAGTGCTCGGCAACTCTTTGCCGATCCGGATTTCCAGAGACTTTTCATCGGCGCTCTATCAGCAAACGAGGTTTTTAAGCCGGGTCAAGGCGTGGTGAACGAGTTCTTGGGGCTGCGCTTTGTGCTGACGACGGAATCCTTCGTGCAGGCGGCGCCAAGCGTTGCGGGCTCGGTGGTGCGGCGGCCAATCGTGGTTGGGCAAGGCGCCCTCATTGAGGGCGACTTCGCCGGCATGGCTGCCGACGATGTCGCCCCCAAGGATTCTATAGTTTCACTTGTGGATGGTGTATGCATGGTGACACGGGAGCCGATTGATAGGCTGCAGCAAATCATTGCGCAATCCTGGTATTGGATTGGCGGCTTTTGTGCGCCTTCTGATACAACAACGAATTCATTAACCGTGCCGACATCGACCAATGCAAACTTCAAACGTGCAGTCATGATTGAGCATATGGGCTGATCACGATTGGCGCCGGCGCGCGAGCTGGCTGAGCCTTGACTGGGAGTTCGCATGCTTACTGACCAGCAGAAGACGGATGTGCGGCGCTTCTGCGGCTATCCCGCTTATGGCGCCTCACCCGCGGGAAATATTGGTTGGCGGTTTTTTGTTGCATATGGGCTGCTGGAATATCGCATGAACAATCTTTCGCCGGCGGAAATAGCAGTTGTGCTTAACTATCTTTCGACGATCTCGCAACTGGAGTCGGCGGTTCCGACCGCGAGCGATAATCTTGACACAGAGGCAGCCGCAACCTGGAAGCACAATCAGTCGGAGATCGGAGATAGGCTAAGGTTGCTTGACGCTTGGCGTAGGCGGTTGTGCAGCTTCTTTGGCGTTCCGCCTGGAGATGGGCTCGCAAATGCGGGCGTGAGTTGGGTGGTTTAATGAACGCGCGGAAGTTACAGGATCTTATTGCCAAGGGGGCCGGTGCATCGGCCCGGAAGCTGGGGTCGCCTTATACGGTGTATAGACCGAAGGGCGCCAATCAACCGACACGGCCTCAGAACCGAGTGATCGACGTTTGTGCCGCGTTTTCCGCTGAGGGAAGCGGACTGCCGCAAGGCCCGGATTATGGACAGGCCTTGTGGTGGGGGAATTTCGACGCAAGCTACACACAAGCCGGCGATTACCTGGTGGGGAGTTATGCGACATACTTCATTGCTCGCCAATGGCCAAGTTTGCCAATTCAGTGCGTATTGACAAATCGCGTGGTGACGATTGTGCGGCCATCACCCGCGCAACAAGGAAATTATAGTGGTTTTTTTGCGTCACCGGGTGAGCTTGTGATTTCGAACTGGCCCGCTAGCCTATTGGCGAGTGGCAGTCATAGTGTGGGCCTGCGCCCTGGGGAAACCCGCCTAGCCAGCTGGGATTTGCTGTTGCCTGGCTTGCCTGTTGATCTGATGGTTGCCGATGTTGTGAGCGATGATATCGGCGGACACTATGTGGTTGGCTCGGCGGAGCAAAGCTCGCTTGGGTGGCGGCTGCTTGTTCGTCAGCTCGGCGCGTGACTGAGCGGGTGCCGTGAGTCGGTCATATCGCGAGGTTGTGCCATGAGATGGTGCAATGCCAAGCGGCATTGCATTCCACGACAGAACTGGGGCGATCAATGAAAAGATCGAGAACGAGGGTGTTTGGCTTTGGCAGACCTTTCTGACGTAGAAACGGCTCTTGTCGCTGCCGTTACAGGAACCATTTATCCGGCCGGATTGACGGCCCCGAGCATAACCGGAAATCCTGTGCGTATATATCGCGGGTGGCCGTTAATTGGTCCGCTGGGGAATGATCTTGCCGGCCGGGTGGCCAATGTTAGTATATTTTCGATGCCGAATGCAACACGGAACACGACCCGCTGGGCGCCTCGCACACATAGCACACCCGGAAGCCAGACCTTGCTCGTGGCGGTGAATGGCAACGCCGCGACATTCTCCGGGACGGCCGCCATCGGGCAGGTTGCAGGCTTGCTTGTTCAGAACGAGCCTTTCGTTTATCGAAGCCAAAATGGAGATACACCTGCACTTGTTGCGGCTATGCTTGCTCAGACTGTGCGCAAGGTTAGGGCTTGCTGGCTATCAGGTGCGACGGTAAGCATTCCAGGTGCTGAATCGATCACTGCGCGCGTAGTCGCGGATGGTTCATCTGTCACTGAATGGGCGCGCCAGAGGCAAGGGTTCAGGATTACTGTTTGGAGCCCTGATCCAATGTCACGCGATACACTTTGCAGTTGCGTAGGAAGTGCTCTTTCTTCCGTTTCCTTTCTGACCCTTGCTGACGGCACGGCAGGCCGCATTCGGTTCAGGTCGACGGCAAGTTATGACGAAGATCAGGATGCTCAACAGTATCGAAGGGATCTTGTCTATGACGTGGAATATGGGACGACCGTGGAAGCGGCTGCCCCATCTATGCTGTTTGGCGACCTGATCTGGTCTGGCACTTCGTTTTACGGTTGATGTTCCTGAGGCGATGATAGAGCAGGGTTTTAGGAAATATCTTCTTTTCTGACGAAAAAAAGCAAAAGACTTTTACCTCTGGTTGTCTCCCACCTCTCCGGCCAGGGCCGGTATCTATCCGCGAGCGCCGAAATAAAAGTCTTTTGGTTCTTTTCTTTAGAAAAGAACATCTTACTCTAAACTCGTTGACCGGGAGACTTTTCTTCTGGGGCAGGCATTTATTGATGTGTGCGTGAAGCCGTCGTGCCGGTTATGAAATAGAGGGGTTTTAAGGCATGCCTATAGTTCAGCAGGGAAGTTTGAATACGACGGGCTTGGTTGTTCCGGACCTGTATGTTCAGATTGTGCCGCCACAAAATCTTGTTTTAAATGGCGTGCCGACGAATCTGATTGGCGTAGTGGGAACGGCGAGTTGGGGGCCGGTCAATCAACCCGTCGTGGTAGGCACAATGGCTGATTATGCGCAGAATTTCGGCCCGATTGTGGCGCGTAAATATGACATGGGTACCTCAGTTGCTACAGCCGTTCAGCAGGGCGCCTCGGCCTTTCGCTGCGTTCGGGTGACAGACGGCACTGATGTGGCTGCGAGCTCTGCACAAGGTGCTGCCAACGACACATTTGTTGCCATGTTCACAGCACTCTATACGGGATCGTTGGGAAATAGCATTACGCTTACGCTATCGCCGGGTGCCGCGAGTGCGACGTGGCAGCTTGTTGTGAGCCTTCCAGGATTAGTGCCGGAAGTTTATACAAATATTGCCGCCCCTTCGGCTGCCGCATTTTGGCAGAACTTGGTCAATGCAATCAATCAGGGAACCGGCGCCCTTAGAGGGCCTTCACAGCTTATTGTTGCCACGCTGGGAACAGCGACGCCGGGGACGCCGGCGGCTTTCGGGCCTCAATCGCTCGCTGGCGGCAGCGATGGCGCGGCTGGAGTTACGGCGGCCTCATTGGTTGGCCAAGACAGTCTGCCGCGCAGCGGCATGTATGCTCTGCGGTCGCAAGGCTGTGGTATTGGTGTTCTTGTTGATTCCGATGATTCGACGCAATGGTCGACGCAGGCGGCATTTGGCCTTTCGGAAGGCGTTTATATGATCCTGACCGGACCACAAGGTCAGACGATCACTGGCGCGGTATCCCTGATGCAATCGGCCGGTTTGGACTCCTATTCTGCCAAGCTGATGTTTGGCGACTGGATTTACTGGTATGACCAGGCAAATGCGGTTACTCGGTTGGTATCGCCGCAAGGCTTTGTTGCGGGTAGACTTGCCAATCTTTCGCCTGAACAATCCAGCTTGAACAAGCAGTTGTATAGCGTGGTTGGAACGCAATGGTCTGGGCCACCAAATTCCGGTCAGGTTTCAACCTATAGCGATGCGGAACTTCAAGTGTTGTTCCAGAGCGGAATTGACGTGATTTCCAATCCGCAACCGGGGGGCGCCTATTGGGGTGTTCGGTGCGGCCACAATACGTCGTCCAACCCTGCTATTCACGGCGACAATTACACCCGTTTGACCAACTATATTGCCGCGACATTGTCGGCGGGGATGGGCCAGTTTGTTGGGCAGGTTATCAATTCATCCCTGTTTCAGCAGATAAGATCCACCCAGCTCAGCTTTCTCCAAAACCTTTATGGACAAGGCGTTCTGGGAAGCACGGATGGTTCTCTGCCATTCTCAGTTATTTGTGACACAAGCAATAACCCCCAGAGCATGACCAGTCTTGGTTTTGTGCAGAGCAACGCACAGGTACAGTTTCAGAGCATAAATGAAATGTTCATTGTGAATGTGGAGGGGGGGCAGACGGTCATTGTTCAGAGGCAGACACTGCCGGGCGGAATTCCCTCTGGGCAGTAGGCCTCTGACCAAGCTTAGTTTAGACCAGAACCAAATTTCTTCATCTCGCAATAGCGAGGTTGGGATTTAGGAGAGACCAAACGATGCCGATCAACTCTTTCTCGATCGGGCGCGACTGCCAGCTTGTGGTGATTGGGCCGCAAGGGCGCGTCGACCTGACTTACGTAAGTGGCTTCGAGACCAGGCAAATGACGCAATCGGTTCGACTCGACCGTTTGGATGGTGTTCCCATGGGGGCTGAACTACCCAAAGGATGGGAAGGCAGTTTTGAGGTTGAACGTGGCACCAGCGCCGTGGACGATTTCATTGCACAAGCCGAACAAACATTTTTTTCTCAGGGTTCACTTCCAGCCGGGACGGTTTACCAATATGTGACCGAGGTGGATGGTTCGACATCGACGTATCAGTATAGTGGCGTTGTTTTCAAATTAGTCAATGCAGGAAGCTGGAAGGGAGATGCGAGCGTGAAACAAAAGCTTGAGTTCTTTGCAACTCAGCGTCAGCGTATATGATGATGTCCCCAACAGCGCAGATTATCAATTCAGCTTTGACGCCAATGGTCGTTAAGGATGGTGATGGCCGAGAACTGGTGTTGCGTAGGCTGACGGCGCTCGACAGGCTGCGTTTGTTCAAGGCGATTGGACCAACACTTTCTCAGAACAATTTGTATCTGGGTATGGCAACGTTGGCGGCCTCGGTGACCGCCATCGATACGATCCCGGTGCCCTCGCCCGTGAGTGAGGGCCAGGTGGAAGCACTGGTTGCGCGCCTCGGCGACGTGGGCATCGCCGCGGTGGCAGCGGCCCTCGCGTCCGAGCCCCAGGTTTCGATGGGGACTACCGCACAGGGAAACTGAGTGGGCACCCCGATCTGGTTGACTGCCTTTACCTGGTCAAGAACGGGGTGCCGTTTGACGTCGCTTTTTCGATTCCCCCGGATGAACGGCTTGCTTGGGTTGTTGCGATGGGGCGTTTCGACGGACTGGAATTTGATTGGAGCACACGTCAGTGGAAGAGAGTTTGAGCCATGCTTTGCTTGCTGCTGGGGAGCGGCTTGCGGACGCGTTGCGTCGGGGACTTTCTGAGTACGGTTTGCCAAGCGAAATCCATATTGTTCTCGACGGAGACAGAGTTATCGTAGCGAGCCGATCGGCTGAATTGCGGCGGCATGAGGTGGGCCAGGCAGGCTATCCACCAGGAGCGATCATGGAGGGGATTGCTCGAGACGCAGTGCCTGAGGTGCTGCAAGCTTTCGTTGAGCGTTTGGGGGGCACAACGCTTTGATCGAGGCGTTTGAAATCGGTGTGTCGTTGGCGCTACAGGACGGCGTTTCGGACGGCCTCTCTTTGGCTCAACGCAACCTGGCTGCTCTTGAGAAGGCAGTAAGTTCAAGCGGCGTTGCTATTCAATCGTTGCGGGACGCCGGCTTGAGGGCGTCATCAATCCCCGTTTCGATATCCCGCGACCAACCACCTTCTTCACCAGTTCCACAAGGTGTGAAGAACACAAAATTGGTGGAACCGGGCGCAGACGCGATCGTGCAGGGTGTAATCGACGACTCGCAGCCTGACACGAAAGAGATTTCGAACATACATTCAGTCGTTGAACCGGCAGATCAAGCAGGGGTGCTTACTCCGGACCAGACCCAAATGAGCGTTTTTTCAGTGGCCCTTCAGCCGCAGGCAAAAGCACCGACACGGGATGATCGGCCGGCAGATTTGCGAGCTGGCGAGCCAGTTGCAAGCGAACAAATTTATAAGCACGAACACTCGCCTTCTGCGCCTCCGGCAATGGAAATTCCTGCGCCCGAAAGTAGCGGGCTGGTATTTGCGATGGCTACGCCTGTTCAGCAGCCTTCCCCTTCTATTGTGCCGCCAGCAATATCACACGGACAGATTCCCATTGAAAACTTAAACTCCGCGGACTGCATTTCCAGACCGCAGAGTATAGGGTTGGCGCTGTTCTCCGACTTAAATGTAGGTGCCCGTTCGTCTGAGCAGTCAGACGCCAAGACGATGGTTGTGGCTGTTTCTGAGGTGCGTGGCAGCCAGGTTGAAACGCAAATCCAAGAAAGTTCGACCGCCAAGGCGCCGGTTTTGCCGCGCAACGAAACGGACTCAGGTGATTGGAAAACTTCTCCAGTTTTTCAAAAAGAAGATCGCACAGCTGGATTCAAGCACGGAGCCTGGCCGGGTTATCCAACGGAGAGACCGCGCGTTTCAGATACGCCAATGGTTGATGATCAGCGTAAATCTCATGCACCTCAATTGCGGCGAAATCACCCGCAAGCCTCGTCGGGCGATGTTTACTTGGACGGAATGCTGGTTGGACGTTGGGTTTCGCGTTTTATGCAGAAGCAAGCGGAGCGGGCGGACGCTGGGCCCACTGGTTTTGATGCAAAGCGAGGACGGTTGTTGCCCGGTGTGACAGTGGGGGGATAATGGCACTTCTGATGATCGGTGACCTGGCACTGACTGAGTTTGAAGTCCCAGGCCAGGTCTCTTTCGGTGGGGAGCAGAAACTTACCGTTCACACGCTCATCGGTGGAACGCGCATTATTGATGCAATGGGCCGCGATGACTCGGCAATAAGGTGGTCTGGAATTTTTTCGGGTAGCGATGCTGGATCTCGCGCGCGGGTGCTTGATGCCATGCGTGTAGCAGGGGCTCCACTCAGTCTTTCCTGGGACGAATTTTGCTACACTGTTATTATTGAGTCTTTGAGCATGGAGTTTCGAAATCCTTGGTGGATCCCATACAGTATCTCATGCACGGTGGTTTCTGATCAGGCCCAACGGGTAATAGATTATGCCCCAGACCTCTCGGACGCGATTCTAGGAGACCTTACGACAGCCTCTTTGTATTGCGATGTCTCGACAGCCATCTCAGCGACATCCGTATCTGATGCTCTTACCGAGGGAAATACGGACTATACCGCGGCCACGAATGCTCTCGCGGGAACAGCGCAAGCGATAAATACCGCAATCGAGGCGAGCCAACTGAATTTGGCATCGACGAATTTGACAACGCTTGTCAGCGCCTCGGGCACATTAGCTCAACTTTGCGCTGCACGTGGTTATGTTGAAAGGTCGATCAACAATCTGAGCGGTGCGGGCACCTGATGCAGATCGTAACCGTCACAGGAGGCAATTTGTTCCAGATTGCCGCGCAATACCTGCAAGATGCGACACAGTGGATCCGGATAGCGCAACTCAACGGTATAACTGATCCCTGGTTGAGCGGAATGGTTACGCTTACCTTGCCTGATGTGAATATTTCGGCAGGAGGTGGCATTGGGCAGCAGTAGGGTTCGCTCGCCTGCGGTTCTTGTTTTGGTTGAGGGAATTCCTGTAGCGGGCATAATCGATGTGGAAATATCGAGCAATGCCTACCAATCGGCAAATCGCTTCCGCCTTCGGGTTTCGCTGACGGCATCCGGATATGAGGTTTGGGCGCCTAATCAGATCCAGATTGAGATAAGGCTAGGAGTGGATGGGTCTTGGTCAAGCATGATCGTGGGCCCGGTGGACCGCATAGCGGTTGATCCTGCTCAGGACGAGGTGGTTGTGGAAGGGCGCGATTTAACGGCTCGCTTTATCGAGGCGCGCACGCAGGAAAGCTTTGAAAACCAGACATCGAGCGAGATCGCGACGACTCTGGCGACACGCCAGGGTCTTGTTCCTGCGGTGACTCCGACCACAAATCTTGTCGGCCGAAATTTTCAGAACGATCATGTACGCACGACTTTGGATCAACATGCTCGATCGACGACCGAATGGGATTTGCTTGTTAGGCTGGCCGAGCTGGAAAACTTTGACGTGTGGGTAGAGGGTTCGACTCTCAACTTCGCACCACTGGTAGGGCAGTCGGATTTGCTTTTCCTGTTGCCACAAGATTGCATCTCCATGCGTCTGGAGCGCTCTCTGCCGCTGGCGGCGGGATTGAGTGTTTCAGTGAAAAGTTGGGACTGCCGTGGAAATCAAACCATTGCTCAGACGGCTTCAACAGGTGGCTACACCGGAAGTGGCGCCAGCTATGTGGTGGTAAGACCGAATTTGACAGCAGATGCTGCGCAGAGTTTGGCCAGCCGTGTGGTTGCGTTGATGGCGCAGCAAGGGCGTGTGGTTTCGATAGACATGCCTGGTGACCTTACGACGCTGCCGCGGGGGACATTGAGTATATCTCAAACTGGGACTGATTTCGACGGACTGTACATGATTACGTCGGTAGAGCGTTGGATGTCTTTCCAACATGGATTTACACAAACGATTGAAGCCAGGATTCCGCCATGGACGGATTTTTGAATCTTTGCAAGGCTCATGCTTCGCAGATCGATCAGGGTTGGGCGCAGCCGCGGTTGGCGGTTGTTAGTTCGGTGGATCCCGCGACTTTCACCGCGCGGGTTCTGATTCAGCCCGAAAATGTGCTCTCGGGCTGGTTGCCCGTTGCGGCTCCTTGGGTTGGGGCAGGCTGGGGCCTGGCATGCCCGCCGGCGAGCGGCGAGCAGGTGCTTGTTTTGTGCCAGGAAGGGGATTCCGAGCACGGCATTATTGTTGGCCGCTTATGGTCGAACACGGTAGCAACGCCTGGTGCACCGGTTGGCGAGTTTTGGTTGGTGCACCAAAGTGGTAGCTATCTAAAGCTTTGTAACGATGGTTCGATACAGAGCAATGCCGCGACGTGGACGCACACGGGCGACCTGCATGTTACTGGCAACGTATTCGATTCTTACAACTCGCTGGCGGACTTGCGTAAGCACTATAACGAGCACGTGCACGAGCCGAGCACTACGCCACCAACGCCGAAGGATTGACTTCTGAATTTGGATTGCGCTGCTGGTGTTGGGCTGCACAGCAGCCCCCCCTACGGCAAATTCAAGCGCTACCGGCATTGAGAGGCCATGGTACGGATATCTCAGCCAGTGCAGAATAAAAGTATTTTTTCTAAAAAGAACACACCTTCTGCTTAGGCCTTTTTGAACACGGACACATTACGGGACAGAATTATCAGGCGCAGCGAAAGGATTACGGGATGCAGGACGCAGCTTTGCTGTGGGGCGGCGATCTCGCCGCTGGACCGACAGGAGATATCGCTCTGGCGTCGGGGACCGTCTTGGGACAGCAACGTGTTTTGCGTCGTCTGTTGACAAATCCAGGTGATTACATTTGGCATTTGCAGTATGGTGCTGGACTTGCTCAGTTCACTGGCCAGGTCGCCAATGTTGCCGCAATGAGGTCGACAATTAGAAGCCAGATATTCATGGAGTCGGTGGTTGCAAGGCTCCCCGAGCCGGTTATTGACGTGCAGAATGCACAAAATGGCAGTGTCTATGTGTATATTCGATACATCGATTCTGCAACTGGGGCTACGCAGGTTCTGTCATTTTCAGTGAGTGCGTAGAATGATCTTGCCATTGCAAAATTTTACGACGCTTGTTCAAAACATGGCTGCGGGCGTGCAGGGTGGCGCTGCGCAGTTGATAGATCTTTCCGTAGGTAGCGTTCTGCGCGCCTTGCTTGAGGCCTGTGCATCCATAGCGCTCTGGATGCAATGGCTCATCCTGCAGGTGCTATCAATGACGCGGGCAGCCACCAGCAGCGGGAGCGATCTTGATAGTTGGATGGCGGATTTCTCGTTGACACGATTGCCTGGCGCGCCTGCGGTGGGTCTGGTGACTTTTTCCCGCTATACTGTTGGCATTGCCACGACGATTTCCGTGAACGAGATGGTGAGTGTGAGCAACAACTCGCAGAGTTTTGTAGTTGTTGCGGCACCGGGTAATCCAGCCTGGAACGGGAGTAATGGGTATAGTCTGGCAGCCTCGTTAGCCAGTGTTACCGTTCCGGTACAGGCGCTTCTGCCGGGAAGTGCAGGGAATGTGCAACCGAATACAATCCAGCTTATTAAGACTGCGATTCCCGGTATAGATACGGTTACAAATGCACAAGCATTGACGGGAGGTATTGACCCCGAAAGCGATGCCGCTTTTCGCGCCAGATTTCAGCTTTACATAAATAGCCGTTCTTTGGCGACTGGCACCGCGATCCAGTTTGCGATTGCGTCTTTGCAGCAGGGTTTGCGGTATAGCGTTCTGGAAAACGTTGATACACAGGGGAATCCTCTGCCTGGCAATTTCTGCGTTGTTGTCGATGACGGGACGGGCTATCCGCCAGCAAGCCTTATCAGCAACGCCGGCACAGCCGTTGAGGCCGTTAGGCCTATTGGCGCGACATACGCGGTGAGCGGGCCGGTGGTTGTTGAGGTTGCCGTGGCAATGACCATTGCCACCTCTAATTCGCTGACGGAATTGCAAGTTGAGACCCAAATACAGCAAAATGTTCTCGCATGGATTGCGGGCCTGCCCATAGCCGGCACCTTGGCGATCTCCATGATCGAGGCGATAGCGCATAACACAGACCCGTCTGTTGTGAGTGTGACTGGAACGACGATCAATGGCGCCAGACTGGATGTGGCCGCACCGGATAATGGGGTGCTGGTGTGCTTCGGCGTGACGGTAAATTAACATGATTGGTGATGTTGCGGATTTTGTGCGGCGTATGCTAGCCGTGCTTCCGACTGGATGGTTCGCCAGCCCTACGGCGCCGCCGGAACAACCCAGCTATTTGCAGGCTGTGCTGGCTGGGTTTGGTAGAGCTTGGTCGGCAATCTATGCCCTTATTACCGATGTGATGCTGCTTGCCCGCCTCGCCACGGTGTATGGTCCTTTTCTGGACATGGCGAGCGTGGACTTTTTCGGCAGCAGCCTGCCGCGCCGGGTGCAGGAAACGGATACAGAGTTTCGCCTGCGGATAAAGCAGGCGTTGTTGCGGCCTCGAGGAACGCGATCGGCCCTCATACTGGCGTTGACGGAGCTGACCGGCAACACGCCAACCATATTTGAACCTGCTCGCCCAGATGATACGGGCGGCTACAATAGTGGTGGCGTTGGCTATTCAGTTGCGGGGGGATGGGGAAATCTCAATCTGCCGTACCAAAGCTTTATTACGGTGGAACGCCCTTCCGCGGGAGGAATCGCAAATTTTGCTGGTTATGGCACTGGGGGATATTCCTATTATGGAGACCTTTCCATGGTGACAGTGCCTGTAAAGGACGCCGATATCTACGCGGCCGTTACTGCCATACTCCCTGCCGGATACATGGGCTGGACCCGCATACAGGGTTGAGGTTGGACAGTGGCCGGGCCGGTTTACGCAATCCGGTCGATTTCATCCAGCTGGATTAAGTTTATTATTTTGTCAGAATATTACGTCGAGGCGGTACAATGCAAAGCGGCATTGCGCCCAAAGGCGGACCTCGCACGATTTGGGTAGATAGGGGTCTCGTAGCGTTCTATCGCAGAGTTGTTTCGCGACTACCAGCTACGCAGGATATGGAAAGGGTTATTATATGGACAGACAGATTGTCTATCCCGGCAGCATACCGCTTGACACGGATGTGCTGAATGTCGAGCGGAATGTTATGGTAGCGCTCGGCTATCTTGCGCAGGTTACACTGGGAACTTCGACCGTTGTGGATGGTCTGGCATGCACGCCAACGTCGCCGGCTTCGATGACTGTTTCGGTTGGTGCCGGAAGCATAACGCAGTTCGGTGTTGTAGATACCACTGCTTTTGGTTCTCTTCCGGCCTTGAATGATCCGCTTCTGCGCATAGCTGTCAATCTGGGTAGCACACAATTTACGCTGGCAGCACCGAGCGCGTCAGGCCAGTCGATCAACTACCTCATCGAGGCGAGCCTGCTGGAAGCGGACGCCAATCCGATTGTGCTGCCGTATTACAATTCAGCCAATCCATCGTCCCCGTATAGCGGGCCCGGCAATTCAGGGGCGGCGCAGATGACCCAGCGTCTGCAGAGTGTCCAACTTCAGGCGAAGGCTGGGGCGCCAGGACCAACTGGAACGCAGGTGACGCCAGGCGTGGATTCTGGGTGGGTCGGACTTTACGTGATTTCGGTTGCTTACGGTGCGACAGAAATTACCAGCGCCAATATTACTAAATTTCCGACGGCGCCTTTCCTGACATGGAAGTTGCCGCAACTTTCGCCAGGTACGCACAATCTCGCCGCATTCGGGCCGACTACACAGGGCGGATGGCAGGTTCCGGCGGGTGTTACCGGCGTCAAAGTTCGTATTTGGGGCGGCGGCGGTGCGGGTGGCGCTGGCTTTACAGGGCCGGGCGGTGGCGGGGCGGGCGGCGGCTACAGTGAGGGTTTTTACGCGGTGACGCCGGGCGAAGTTATTGACGTCACGGTTGGCAATGGCGGGGCGGGCTCTGGGGCGGGCGGGGGTAATTCAAGCTTTGGCGCCTTGGCGTCGGCGACTGGCGGGGTGGCCGGATCGGATGGCGCACCGTCGGGCAGTGGTTTAGGCGGTGCCGCCGGCGGTCAAGGCTCTGGTACGGGCTTTTCGGTAAGTGGGTCACCTGGAGGGGCGGCCTTTGGAAGCGCGCCAAACTGGATGAGCGGGGCCGGTGGTGGAGCATTCGGTGGCTCCGGCGCCGTTGCGTCAGTGAGCTCAACAGTGGGTTCCATTGCCGGAGTGAATGGTGTGTCGCCCGGTGCCGGCGGATCTGGCGGCATAGAGTCGGGGCTTGGGGGCAATGGCGGGCCGGGCTTGGTGGTGGTCGAATGGTAGGTTTTTCCGGCGCATACCTAGCCCATGCGATGCGAAGGCCGGAAACTTTGCCGCAGCTGAGTAGCTGAGAGGAAATGGCATGCCGACACGTGCAACCTACACCTGGCAGCCATCGACGTCACGTGTTGTGGTGGTGGAAGGCTTCGGCCCATATCCGCGCGGCGTGCTGCAAACACAACCGCCGGCGTTGATATGGCCGATCAAGGATCCGGGCGACGTTCTCGATTATGTTTTTGATCTGTCCGATGCGCTTGCGGGCAATGACGGGGATGCTATCGCGACGATCGACGTTAGTATCTACCCGAACAATACAGGTGATTTAACTCTGCAATCATCAAGCGCTGATGGGGATCAGGCGGTTCTGTGGCTTGCTGGGGGAGTTGCAGGCACAACCTACGCTGTGACTGTGGTCGTCGGAACGAATAGCGGGCGCATCTTTTCGAGAACCGTCTCCTTACCGGTAGAGGCGTTGGCGACTCCAGTTGTTGCAAACAACGTAATCACCGATCAAACGGGTGCGCCACTGACGGACCAGACCGGCGCTTCGCTGACCACTAGCTGACCCACGCTCTCACGGAACGGAGCAAACATGCCTACAATCGATGAACTTCCGAGTGCAATTTCGACAGGCCCGCAAGACGTGTTGCCGATCGAGCAGAGCGGTGTCACTCGCTCTGTGAGTGTGGCAGAACTGTTGAGTAGCGTGCAGCCAGCCATCGAGGTGCCAAGCCCTTGCGTGCTCGGCCGCGCGTCACTCGGACCTGGCGGGCCGGAATCGCTCACGGTAGGTTTAGGCCTTGTTGTACAGAACGCCAGCATCGCGGCAAATGGCGGCGATCATGCTTCCTTTGTTCAGGCTCAAAGTTTTCTTTCCACCGATGAAGCCATCATTAACTCGGGCGGAACGCCGAAGCAACTCCCTATCCCCTCGTTGCGCGCTCTGTTCAGCGCGGGTTCTAATGTAACCATCAATCAAAATGGTGTCATTGGCGCGACCACCGATCCAACTGTCACGTCGCAACTGCAAACCTTGTCTCAGGATATTACCAGCGCGGGCGGCTCGATAACGGCGCTTGCGTCGCTTATTCCGGCAGGTGGTGCGGCCGGTTTGAATGCGAGTGGTCAGGTGACGGCTCCCATTGCCGGCGACGTGACACTAGGAACCGTGAAGGCCGGGGGCGCCGGCACTTCGCGGCAATTGGGCACCCGCGCTATCGACGTAATCAACGTGCTCGATTTCGGTGCCGTAGCGGGCGGTGCCGACTGCACGGCTGCTTTCATTGCCGCCTTCAACCAGCTTGGCTCCGCCGGTGGTGAAATTTTCATTCCAGGCGGAGATTTTTGGTTCAGCACACCTCTTGTGTTCACTGGCAAGCCGGTTGCCTTGCGTGGTTTGGGCCGTGGTCAAACCAAGTTACATTTTCAACATACCGGAATCGGTTTCGATTTTGTGCCCACAAGCCTTTTTAACAAGATTGTCGTGCATGGCATATCATTTATCGCGGAAAGCATGACTGGGCAGACTGGCGCGGCAATTCGTATAACCTATCCTGCCACTTCCAGTTTTGGATATATTTCAGCCAGCATAGATGAAATCGAGATCTTCAGCTATCCAAATGCAAGCAATGGCGCAACGCCATTTCCTCAAACATTTCTACGGGGCATTGTTCTGAACAATTGCTGGAGCACGCAAGTTAGAAATATTTCTTGGTTTGGGCCCCCGGCCGCCCCAGGTGCCACAGCATCTGCGACAATCGAGGTGAATGGTTCAATTGATACGCGAATCGATGGGATACAGGCATATTTCGGAAACGCGATCGTTCTGCAGACCGGGTATTGCGAGGGCATATATATTCATGCGCCGGTCGTCGTTGGCGCCGACTATCTTTTCACACAGACAAACGAGACACTGTGGCCGAGCTACAAAGCAAACACAGCGATGCTGCTCGGTCTGTGGGTCGCCAATGGGGAAATAAACACCAATCTTGGCACTGTGCTTCTGAACAATGTGACGGGTGGATTTTTCTCGGGACTTGATATCTCGCGTGATGCTGGACCAAACACGCCGCAGACTTTTTTCAATATGACCAACGTTTCAAAGTTTCATGTGAGCCAATGCAATTTTGTCGGTGGTCCTAGTGGTGGTTCACCTCAGGACATCGCTTTCAGCTTCAGTAGTACTTGGGACTCTTCAGACAATACGATTGAGAGTTGCCACTTCGAAGATATGGCGACAGCGATCCAGATAAACGGCGGAAATGGAACGGTGGGGTTGCTAACCTATGGGCTGAATTTGAGCAATGTTTCGCTATCAACTGCTCTAATTGATCAATCGACAAATAATTCTGAAAATTTTATCTCATTCCTATCTCCTGCACTTGGGAATGCTCCATCCGGAGTAGGAAGTACCAAGGATTTTGTATGGGCAGGGCAATCCGGTCAGGTGCTTTTCTATATCAACAATGTGGCATCAGCGACAAATTACGTGCGCAATCAGCCGGCGACGACGACTAACGCGCCGATTTTGTGTTTTGACGGTGCGGACCAGCAGGTCAATGGCATCATTCGGACCAAGGGCGGACATCTCTATATTGATGCAGCCGGTGGGACAGTGGGAACCGGCAATCTCGTCAGCTTCTTGAATGTCGCAAATGCGACGAACTGGATCGTCGTGCAGAATGCGGCGGGGTCCAATCTTAGCACGATTGCCACCAATTCGGGCGGGCTTGGCATCGAACCAAAGGGCGCCCTATCGCTCTCATCTACAGGGGGTATTTTCCTGCCCGGTTTGCCGACGACGAAGCCGATCGCGGGGTCTGGGCAGGTTTGGAACAATAATGGTGTGCTAAGCATAGCGTAGTTCTTGTATTCGTGTTGAATCTGGATTTTGAGAAAGTTCTTTTTTGCCGTAGAAAGTAGGTAAAAGACTTTTCTTCTCCTGTTCCTCCCAACTTTCCGGCCCTGGCTCGGATCTATCCGCGAGTGCCGGAATAAAAGTCTTTTGGTTCTTTTCTTCAGAAAAGAACATTTTCTTATCTAACGCCGGGGCAAATTCGACGTCTTTGCCCAACAGTTCATTACGCTGCGCATCGTTTTTGTTGCGCAT